ATATGTGTAGCAATTATCGGTTCATTCGAAGTGGGAGAAATAATATTTTGTGGTTCAATAACAACGTGCGAACCTTGACCATAATATTTAACTGAATCCAGATTTACATCTACCTTGAGCTCGCTCTCTTTCCACAATTCTTTAATTGATTGAAATTTGTTATTGTTTACAACATTATCTTCCGTATTTATATTCTGTATGTAATCAATCACTTTATCACGTGCCTCGCCGAAAAAAATCTCTAATTCATGATTTTTATCCAATTTCATTTTGGCGATTAATGTATTTGCTACATCTGTTACATTAAATTCATTTGGGGCAATAATATTAAAAATGGATAAAATTTCTTCTATAGTATAATTTTCTATGTTTGTATTAATCCCGAGATCGTTCGACATTTTACTAATATAAAACATCATTATTTTAAATGGTGTTTTATCACAAGTGCTTTTTTTTCGGTGCTTTTTTACAAGTTATGGAAACCAAGTTTGTTGGCGGTTTATTCGTGCTATTCATTGATCCCGAGACGTATTAAGGTGTGTGTGTATACATAAATTGTCATTTTGCTTGTATTTCCTCTTAAAAATCGCTTTAAAATATTTCAAAAAATCAATTTGTTTATTATTCATGATCCATGACGGAACTTCTGTTATACCCTGCGCACGTTTTGAATGACAGGCGCCTTTGAACAATAGTGTATTAAAAATCGCTATTATTTTTTTTTCAATTGGCATTAATTCAAACTCATTTAATACAATCCGATAATCACTATTGTAAATATAACGATTGTAATTGCGGTCATTGTATATATGATAATTATTATCTGATACTATAAAATGATTTTTAACTAGCCCTAATGCCATTATTTCGTTTTTATCATTGTGCATTTCTAATACAATCATCGTGCGCTTTATTTTTTCCTTTACGCGAATTGGCGTTCCATAGATACTTCCTTTCCATTTATTATCATTAATCCATCGCTTGTGTTGTTCCCATGTATCCGTATTAAATCGTGTTGTCGTTAATGATATCATGATGAGTTGAATCGATATCATTAGAGAGATTTATATCAATTTTATAGTTAATATCATACATTTTGTTTAATTGTTACGATTAAAAATATTAAATGAGGCACAACGGCCAATACCCACGCAATTGGCTTGTATCCTTCTTTACACATTCTATTCAAAACAAATATCCAAATAATAAAAATAATAGCCTTTATAAAAAGCCAAATGAGATCTACTTTTATTATAACAAAATATAATAAAGTAAGAAATGAAATCACAGCATATAATTGTGCTGGCTGACAAAAATCTAAAAATACATACATTATATAATAAAACAAGATATAATATTACATAAATTTTTTATAATTTTTCTTATGTAATTCTTGAATATGTATTTTATCACTATCAGATAATTCAAAAAAATTAGCAACACTATCGTCTGAAATATCATCGGTAACAGGAAATCCATCAATGTTTGTTATATCCGGTATAAATTCAAAAGCATATTTTTCCAAATATTTCATGTGATAACGCGCACTCTCAAATAGGTATAAAACAAATTTAGTTGATAAAAACGCCTGTAATTGCATAAATTCTTTATCTGATTTATTAATAATAACATAATTATCTCTGTTTGAAATACCATATGTTCCATGCTTATCAAAGTACGGAAACCCATACATTTTATGAGCCAATACTATTTTTTTTACACCATAATATTTTTGAGGTATATTACTATAATTCATTAACAGAACCGGCTGTAATTTTTCTAAAACACACGTTTTAATATTACAATAAGGATATTCTTTTATATTTATATTTTCTGTAAAGCAACTATTAACCGAGGGCATATTTGTTTTTTTTACATTCAAACAACCAACCGCTTTAACCCAGCGTTGTAATTTATTTATAATTGATACGCCGAATACTGGAATCGGTCTTCCAATTGTATGCTCAAATATTTCATACTTTTTTTTATTTTTATCAAATAACACTATTTTATTATCAGTTTCTTTCTTTGTCATCAAGAAATAACAAGTTGGCGTTTGAGCATTTCCTTTAAATAAAGCATTCGTTTCATTACTACTCAGAGCATGTAATTTTTCTATTTTATACCGAGTTAATAAATTATGAATATGTTCCTTGTCCTGCTTCAACCATATAGAAGGGATAATTATACATAATTGTCCCGTATCATTTTCCAATATTTTTATAATTTTTATTATAAAAATCCGCCAAATTGTATGCCCCTCTTGTGTTTTTTTTAGATTTTTATTTGTCGGAACTTTTTTAATCCCGCCCGAGTTATAAGGCGGGTTCCCTATAATATAATCAAAAGTATAAGGCATCGAGGCATCTTCGTATTCATATTCACAAAAATTTATATTAAATATATTAGCATTTTTACCGAACATCTCTCTTAATGCCATAACATTGTTTTCTTTAATTTCAATCATGTATAACATATTTTCTATTATATGGGTTTTCCTTTCATTTTCGTCGGGAATTTTAGTTGATAATCCATTATTCAATCTATCAAAAAGAATTATCATAAAATATCCTAACCCCGAACCAACATCTAACCACGTTTTTGATGAATCTTCAAATACATCCGGTTCAAATAAGTCAAACATCTTATTTATTTGTGTAAATGGAGTATAAATCTCTCCATACTCCAGTTTATCTTTGCTACTTACATTCAATTCTTGATGATAAGTAGAGAGATTAATAGTGAAAATTGACATATATTTACAAAACAATATATTTATAGTATTATACTATATTATGAATTCTATACAAAAAAGGTTTGCAATGTTTTTAGGTGCTTGTATACCAATTAGATTGCTTATAGTTTTTGTAGCCAAAAAAACACCAGTTAATTATTTACAATATCTAGGGTATATTGCGTTACTACCAGCGATTGGGTTCTTATATCTTTATTTCACTGGTGGTCGGCAAAAAGGATTAGAAACACTAGGACAACCCATATGGTGGTCTAAATTTCGGATTATTCATGGATTATTATATTTACTATTTGCAATTTATGCTATAAATAAAATATCATTTGCTTATATATTTCTTGCGATAGATGTTATTCTTGGGCTAATACTATTTTTATGGCATCATTATATTAGTGGTAATTTTACGAAATTAATTGTATAGAACTGGTATTATATCAGAAATATAAAATATAATAATTATATAACAATAATATGGCAAATAATCGTTGGTTCGACACATTTAATACAATTCTATCCGCAAGTGAATATTCTAACGAAAAGCGCCAACAAACGATTTTTTGCGAAATACAAAAAAACATACAAGAATTTAATACGACAGATCCTGTTAAACATAATGGTTCAAAATATAATATTAATTCAAAAATAAACCCTACATGTGATGTTATTGTTATGGTATCCAATTATAAAATGAAAAATGATATAATACAAGGAATGAAGTTAGTGTAAGATGAAGTTAGTGTAAGATGAAGGGCAGAACCAACAACAAATAAATAATTTACTCGTAAGAACTAGTGAATTATTTATAAATTCTCATTCAAGTATTGATTTAGGAAGAGGAACATATCAATATCGCAATGAATACAAATATATGTTTATTTATATATATATGTCCTGTGATTGTAATTATAATATTTTAAATCAAACATCTTGTAAAACATGTCTCAATGTAGCAAATACAATTTCTACTACAAATATAACCCAAAGAAGAATATGGAACCAAGTTAGTGTGCCTTCATCAATGTATTCTATGAATCTATCTTCTTTTACAAGTGCAAAGCAACGTTTATCAAGCCAATCTACTATAAATTGGAATCAAATGAGTGACAGGGTTTTTGCATCAGAACAATCTCTCGTTAATCATACACATGGAAACTCATTGAAATCGACTTTAACTAGCAGCCGTCCTGGCGCCGCTTCTCCCGGCGGAAAAGGAGTTGATGTTAAGCACGATTCGTATGCCAGATTTTTAAACCGAAAAAAAGCTTCTAATATGAAAACCCATACAACAAATATAGCAACCACTCCACTATATGGAAACAAAACAAAATCAATTAGTTTAATTAGCGGGAGTGAGTCTTGCTGTTCATAAATTGTATGTATATATATATATATATATGTTTTCAAATAAAATGACATTAATTTTTACGTATAATAATAAACAAATATCACACTTACCTGTAAATACATTATTGCCAGTTAGATATAGTAAAATGACAAGAAACATTAATACAATGAACACAATAATTCACCAACCCTATGGAACTTGTTCGTCGTGTGGTAATTAGTTTAGATAAACAAAAATGTATTTTAAATGTTATACTACATAAAAATAAACAACTTAATTATATATATCAAATACAATGGATATATTTAATTTGAATAGCGATTCTTATACAAATAATGAAATTGAAAATTTATTACATCTCTCATTACCCTATTCTATAAATGATGTTAATTTATGTAAAACAAAATTAATCAATGAAATTGGTAGTATGAATAATTTAGGAAATGATAAACTAGAAGAAATCATTCAATTTATCAATAAAATTACTTCACGCGTACAAGATTTTATAAAAATACCAATGCTACAAAACCATCGCGTGATTCAACAAGGAAGTAATTTTATTATAGAAAAACCTGATAGTATTATTGGAAAGGAATCAAAAAATGAAAATGGACGAATGGCATTAGAATCAAACACCGCTCCACCCGGCTACATTAATCCTATAAGCGTTCGAACAATTACACAAGCTATAAGTATTGATTCTCGTTTTCGACCGAATTACTATTCTACCAAATCTACAAACTTTAATGTAATTTTACCAGCAATACAAAAGAATGTAATAAGTATGCGTGTGTCATCAATTGAATTACCCATGACCTATTACGCAGTTTCTAGGTACAATGAAAATTCGTCATGTATTATTATTGATTTATCCGAAGCATCTGAAGGATGGCTTTTAACATTGCCTGATGGAAATTATGAACAATCTTGGGCAAATAATAGTAATGCCGCATCAATCGCTCATTCATTAAATGATGCTATTCTTAATGCCTTGCCAGTTTCGATTGAACCCAGTGGAAATGTTACATTAAATTCATCCGGAACTAATTTAAATTCTGGTGATCTGTTATATACTTTAGACCAAATTAGCGGGAAATCGTATTTTACAGCAGGTGATGGAGGTATATTATTTACAAGTGGATTTAAAATACGTTTTAATGTAGACACTGATGGAAATTTAAAAATAAATTCAAACTTACAAATGCGGTTAGGATGGCAGCTAGGATTTAGAGCCGCTGAATATACATGTATTCCAAGGTGTATATCTGAAGGCATTTGTTTAGTTTGTGGTCCGCGTTACGGCTTTATATCAATAGATGACCATCAAAAAAATACTGGACCTGCATACATTGTAGCCTACGCAAATTCAATATTACAAGATAATATTATAACCCGCATCAATTTGGCTGAATTGCAAGCGGATGTAGGTGTTTATCAGAGTAGCAGTGACCCTGGATTAAGCAATCAGTTAAATCGCACGCGAGAATATTTTGGACCAGTTGATATTCAAAAGTTACATATCACATTTTATGATGAATATGGCAGAGTTATTGATTTAAATAATATGGATTGGTCATTTTCATTAAGTTTTGAAATATTATATAATTAACTTTTCAATTGAATCGTAAAATTCTTGCACCCTTTTATTAACTTTTATTTTCTGTGGATTAAAATCGGTCAAATAAAGACCATCAAGACTTTTAACTCGCGATAAAGCAACATATGTCTGACCGCACTCAAAAATACTACTTCCCGCATCAATTTGCGCCATATCCAATGAAACTCCCTGCGATTTATGGATTGTAACCGCCCAAGCATATATCAGTGGAATCTGTTTTACACTAATCGTTGAAATTTTATCGCTAATCCAAGCGTGATTGCCAATTGTTTTTTTGAAACCATTTGTGAATTTAATAACCGGCCATTCGCCATTAAAACTATCAACCACGCCTTGACTTCCATTTACGACGGGATTAATACCTTCAGTATCAATATTCGCTATACACATTACTTGCGCGCCCTTCCTTAAAATAATTTCTTTATCAACCATAAGATTATTTATTAAATAATTCATTTCGGTTTCTTTATAATCAGACGTGAACTGAGAATTCTTTTCATTCACTTCAATTAATTTATATCGCCTTTCTTCTCCTTTTAATTTTTTAAATTCAGAAGAATTAATTATATCAGCTTCTCTGCGCTTTGGCAATAAAATTGTAGGAATAAATGTATCTGGAAATGGCTTATTTACATTTGCCATTAATATATCTAGTGATGACCTATTTAATTTCCCCCTTCGAATTTGATTAAGTATCTTTGTATACACATCATCCGTTTGACGGAAAATCTTTTTTAATTGAACGTTTATATGAAACGTCGACGTCCAAAGAGGACTTTCAAAGCAAAACGCGGCGGTTGTCGGGTCATTTTCTATATCTTCTTCGCGCATTACCGGCGGTAATTGATAAAAATCTCCTGAAAATACTAATTGTATACCACCAAAAGGTAAATGTGATTTCATTTTACGCACACTCTTACCAATTCCATCTAAAATTTCAAATATTTTTTGCGACATCATACTGACTTCATCGATAATGAGCACATTTATATTCTTCCAGTTTGCTGCTTTGAACTTATTTGTAGCGACTTGCTTTATTACCAAATCAGCTGAGGGCTTTGCTAATCCAATTCCCGCCCACGAGTGAATCGTTTTTGCCTTACAATTTAATAATACCGCAGCACAACCAGTCAACGCGCATACTTGGACGTTTTTCTCTACTTGAGACGTATTACAATAATCAACCATTTTTTTTATAAGTGCTGATTTTCCAGTTCCACCTGGACCAGTCAAGAAAACATTGTTTCCCTTTTTAAAAGCAGAAAAAGCTTCTTCTTGCTCCGGCGATAAATCAATGATATTTTTTTCATTTACACTCATTTCACCTAGGTTCGTATATGTCATTGATTGTTTATTATATGTTAAATCAATTTTATGTTTATTTATATTGAATTGCGACGTCTTTTGTTATTCACAATTAAAGGCATTAATTCATCTTTCTCAGTGTATCTTGGCGGTTCTACGTTAAAATTTATATTGGTTGTAGGCTGACTCCTTATAATATCATAATACTCTTGGGTTATTGTATTTTCACGAATCCTCTTATGTAATCCTTTTACATAACACCAACTAAGAATAAAACAGAAAATACTCCCAGTAACATAACTGACACACATATCAGGCATCTCGTGGTATATACATTAATATATATTAATATACATGAATCAATTTTATATTTAATATGAATTTCAATATAAAATTGATTCATAATACATGAAACGTGTTATATGAAATACAATACATGAATGTATAAATGCTTATCGTGTTACAGAACCTATCAACGAAAAACGTATTTTGACAGGCATGTCATTCTTTGTGAGTATTTATCCAAATCCAAAAGAGAAAAAAGAATAGAAATCGAAGAATTAGAAGATACACCTAGTATTCGTGAGTTATATAATATTATTTTAGAATTGGGGGCTAAATGTAATAAATTGGAAAGTAAATTAAATGCGGTTTTAAAAAACACGAATGTAACTAAACAAAAATTAAATATTGTAAATTGGTTGAACCAAACTTGCGTGAATGCGGATATTGAAGATTATACTACTTGGATCGGCCGTTTGGTAATAACTGAATGCCATTTAAATCATTTATTTGAAACCGATTATGTTGGAGGCGTTCTCGCAGTCCTAAAAGAATATCTCCCTTTAAATATCAATATTGGTAATAACAATATTGATATTCTCCCAATAAGAGCTTTTACAACCAAAGATAATGTATTTTATATATATCATAAATTGAAACAACAATGGTCCATTGTTGATTTGGTTGATTTTAATAAATTAATGTATTTATTTGATAAATTATTTATGGCTCAATTTGTTAAATGGCAAAATGCAAATAAACATAGAATATCAACCGAAGATAAATTTCAACATATTTATTCGTCTAATTTAACAAAAATAATGGGAGGAAATAATTCCCGAAATCACTTATACTCACGTATAAAAAAAGAATTGTATTTATATATTCGTAACGAACCGCCAACTATTATAGAATATGAAATCACGTATTGATTTATTTACGCATGCGGCGGGATTTACCCCTTTGAACTTTTTTATTTCTATATTTTCGTGTTTTTCGAGTCTTACTCATTTCACCTCCAGCAAGCGGAGGCGGAGCTCCAAGCGCAGCAATCTTTATTTTTTCTTCATTTAATCTATCCGCATTTCCTTGCAAATCGTCATATGTTTCAGGAGTCCAAGTCGGCATTTGACTATTAACTAAAAATATACGATTTCGAGAATGAAATACATCGTCGAATAATGACAACGTACATTGATTCTTTAATTTTTCATAAGAAAACGCTTCGCTGACATCTTGGTCGATGTTTGCGGTAAATATAGCTCGGCCATCGCCGCCTCCATCACATTGTGTGTTTTTTTTGTTTTTTCTAGAACGAGTGCCGCCCCTACGCATAGAGGCATTTAACATTGATTCGGACGTTATTGTCGTCCATTTTGCTTTGGCATCAATATAATATTTAGCTATAGCACTTGTTACTTCTTTCAATTGGCTCATTGCATTATCTAACCCATTCACTAAATCTTTGTCTCTGTATTTATTTTGTAAAAGTTCCGGCGCGGTTAAATCAATTTTAAACGAGAAAAAATTTGCTTCATTTTCTATTGGAATAAGACCACTATGATAATACTTCATTATATCATGTAAACTCCACCATTTGTATCTTAGTTTTAATTCCTCCGGTCTATCCTTTTCAATTTTTTCATACACTTTTTGTTCAGCCTCACTAAGGATATTTTTAGGAATTAAAAATGGTTCAGAAAAAGTTAAAGATGGCATTTATATATTAGATAAATACTTAAAATAATATAATAATTCATATTTTGTATTTTTCTTTGAAAGTTGCTAGTGTCATTATTGGCACACCCAGTTCTTCTGCTGTTTTTACCTTAATATTTTTATTTTCATTATCCTTAACAATCAATACAAACGTGCTTTTTGTTATTGTAATACTTTGAATTGCTCCAACATTTTCTAAATTGGAAATAGTATCCTTATCTCTAAACCCAGTCATTACATATTTTTTACCACTAAGAATATGTGTTATTACATGATTTGATTGAATGTGATTAAGTTTATTATCTAGATGATTTTTCTTAATAAAATCAACAAAGGTATCTATATTTTCTACAAATTTTAATGATGTTTTTTCAGCCATGCTTACAATATCTTTTAACATACATATTTTTTCAGCAGGAACATGTTGGCTCGTTAATATCAATGGATATGTATCTAAAATTAACCTTAGTTTTTTTAGACCGAAACCTCTACCAAATAAATTAGAAGCATGCATTATTTCAGGTAGAGTTGCCTTCCCTATTTTATCAACAATACTTTCTTTTATTTTTTTAGACATTCGTTCTTTGAACCCAATTACTTTCATAAAATCTGCTTCAGTCATTTTTAATATCTTTTCTACTGAATCAAATCCAGCCAATATTATTTTTTTTACATTACCCTCACCCAATCCATCTACTTCTAAAGCACTGAAAAATAATGTAATATTTTTTTCTCTTACGCCTATATCATCCTCCTTGTTGCATAGCATTACATCAACGCCAGATTCATTCCACTCATATGGAACAGATGGCATTTGTCCTTGTTTGGCCTTATGTATTACACCAATAATATGTGGAATAACATCACCACTACGTATTAATCGAATAACGGCACCCATGCCTATTTTATTTTCTTCAATGAATTTTCCATTGAACCCTGTCGTATATTCTATCGTTACACCACTTAACATAATCGGTTCGATTTGAACGCGTGGTTTCAAATAACCATCTTTACTTGCCGACCATATTACATCTAATACCTTTGCTTCCGCCATCTGATCCAATAACATCATTTTGAACGCAAACGCATGTGCCGGATTTCCTGAATGACGTTTATATACATTATCATCCATACAAATAATACCATCTATTTCATACTCATACTCAGAACGCCATTTTACAAGTATTTCCGATAAAATTTCGTTTGTTATAATTGAACTTTTTAAATATTCTACTCCTGATAACATCCTTAAATAATCCATTTGTTTTGAAGGAGTTAGAACCGGATGCAACACTTCATATGCTACAAAATTTATATCCATACATGTAACCGGGTTTGGTTTCTTTTTATTCATTATCCCAGCAACAAAATTTCGCGGATTAGCATAATCCTTTGCATATTTCAGTTTAAAAATAGATTTTTTTATAATAAATTCGCCACGCAGTGTCATATTACTATTTTTTGGTAAATTTAAATATGGAATAAAATGACTAATATCTTGTCCTATAATTCCATTTCCACGTGTGTATAATTTTGGTATATCTCCCTCCGTGCTATAAAGACCGCTTATACCATCTAACTTACATGATACTATGTATGGTCCATTATATGATTTAGTCCAATTTTGTAAAGCATTTGTATCTGGTTTTATTTTATCCATTGACCACATTTCATATGGCAATTTTATTTTGTTCCTTTCAATACATTTTGTATTTCCTTCTTTTGCTACCTCGTTTTTTGGAAATAATTTCATTGTATATTCGCATAAAATATCATATTCATTATCAGTCAAAAATGGGACTTTATTACAATAATAAACATCATTTGATGAACGAATTATTTTGTTTAGTTCTTTCTCGCTTAATTCATCCAGAGCCTTTATTCCTTTAGTTTTGAAATTATCTATTATTAATTCCATTTTATACTTACCATAACATCTTTATATTCATTGGTTTCAATTATTTGTTAATTTAGTGCTTTTAAAACAACCTATTTAGTCATTATTAACGATTAAGTATATATATTTTTTTAATATAAAATATATATTATGAGCTGGCAACAAAATAATAACCGAAATAGATCGGGGAATGAAGGTATTGTTTGGATACCTAGTGGTCCAGCGTCCTGTTCAAGAGGTATTACTGGAGTTACTGG